TTGTTTTATTAGAAATATTCGCACCCGTTATGATAATGTATTCTTTATATACAAATACATACAATGAATATGCATATTATTCCAGTATAGGATTAGCATTATTCACTGTTTTAGCAAGTTTAATATATCATTTTCCTTCCAATAAAGGTCAATACTATGATTTTATGAAAAATTTAACAGCAACTGGTTCATTAATGTTACTTTCAACCACGGTTCTGTAATGTAATTATCTTATAATAATATATATATATATATGGATTATTATTTATTAATTATTTTAACCTTTGTTGTAACTTCTCTTTGGGACGTAGCATTGCGTTTTATGTCGCTTAATTATGATAAGCTACCAAAATTTTTTCAAATGGATTTTGTGGAAGATTTAATACCATATTTTCAACATCATACCTTGTTAGCAGCGGCTCTTATTGCTGGATTTGTAGGTGCTACTACGCAACCATTTATTTTATCATTAATGTCTTTTCCAAAGAATATTTTTGATATAGTTTATGTATTGAAGTTTATGATAATAACATTTATAATTAGTGCATTATATGGTTTTGTAATGAAAGGGAGTAAATTATTTCCTCATTTAGAAAAGCATTACTATGATAAATTGGGAGTTGCGAGAAGTATGTATACAGATGGGGTATCTGGATTAGTTGTCCAAACCACATTATTAGTAATTTATACTGTATTTAGATTACATTAGATGCGTAATTAAATTATATTTTATTATTATGAATATAATTTAAACAGTAGGGAAATATTCCCAGTCTAAATCTTCACATACCTTTTTCCATATCATATCTTGTTCTAATTGTTTTTCACGGTCTTTCATCATAGGAATATAAGGTAAATATTGGGTTTGGTCTAATAATACACATAATTGGTAAAGCGTATATGTGTAATTAAAGAAATTTGTTCGGTTAGGAGGGCAATGCACTGCCCAAGGCTTTTGGATTTCAATAAACAATACACATAAGGTTTCATGTAATTCTTCATTCATGATGGGTGGTTTTACGCCGAACAAAGAATTAATGTATTGAATATGCTCAAAATACTTGTTATAATTTAATTTTCGTAAAATATCACGCATTTTATCATAGTTAATTTCTTTCATATTAGTGATGCGTTCCTTTTTAATACGTGCTCTTATATTTTCAATGACTTCTTCTGGAATTTGGGTAGTTTCTTTCGCTTGAAATTGGGATAAAATTTCCTTGAAATGATTTAAACGAATATATGCAGTATAAGATACTTCATTTGGAGGTTCTTTGTTACTTGGTTTATTACTATCTACTATATAAGTTACAAATTTACAACATTGAAGATTATTGCATATTAATACACCTTCTTCGTCTTGTGGTATTAATTCTCCTTCATTACAATATTCACATTTATCTGCATCAATAATATAATCATGTGGTTGTAAAGTTCCTATATTCATATTTCTCCAATATTGTTGTAAATATTGTTTTGATTGTGTATATTTTTCACTATTAATATCAGAATATTCATTATTTATAGATTTAATTTTGAAAAAACTATTTAATGTATCGATATTTTGATTTACATTTATTGAATTGCCCGATATTTGCTTTTTTTGTTCAAAAAAATCAAATATATATTTAGAATTGTCTAATAAATACCTTTTCTTTTCATGTTTTAAATCTCGTATTTGCGATGTAATGGTTTTTATTTGGTCGCAAATTTCCATATATTCACTTACCTGACCTTTATTTAATGTTGGTATAATCGCATTTAAACGTTTTTTTTTATTAATAAGGTTCGGTATAGTTTCTTCTTTATGTTCTTGAAATTTTATTAACATAGACTGATGAGTTTCATCAATCGTATTAATTATGGTATTTTTTTTATTCATAATTATATAATAATTTAGGTTTTTATATATTTATGACGGTTAATATTAAATTCAGAATTTCAAATATATATTGTAGAAAAACAAACTCGTAAAAGTGGAAAAAAATCAATGTAACTATTCTTTATATGCCTACCAAATTAAACATAGATTTACCATCCAATATTAAATTAGATAAAGCAGTTTATCAACGAATGATATTTATAACAAATGCTTTAGAACAAGGATGGACAATCAAGAAAAAAGAAGATTCTTATATATTTACCAAAAAACATGAAAATCGCCGTGAAATATTCCAAGAAAATTATTTAGAAAGTTTTGTAACAACTAATATTACCAATATATAAAATTAAGTAACTTATTTAATTTTATACGTAAAATCGAGCTAAAAAGATATAAAAAATATATAAAAAAATAAAAAGCATATATCAAGTAAAAAAAGTAAAAGTTGATGCATTTAGGAAAAATAAAAAAGAATTAATTATATTTTTCTGAAATTATTTTCTTTGTAGAAGTATATAGAATAGAATTCTAAGATGGCTGGTGGACTTATGCAATTAGTCGCTTATGGCGCACAAGACGTGTTCCTTACAGGAACCCCCGAAATTACCTTCTGGAAGGTGTCTTACAGACGCCACACAAACTTCGCCATGGAAAGCATTGAACAAACTTTCTCTGGTCAAGCCGACTTCGGCCGCCGTGTTACATGCACAATCAGCCGCAATGGCGATCTTGCTTACCGTACATACCTTCAAGTCACTCTCCCTGAAATTAACCAATCATCTGCTGCTTACGCTCGTTGGTTAGACTGCCCCGGAGAACAACTCATCTCTCAAGTTGAAGTTGAAATTGGTGGCCAACGTATTGACCGTCAATATGGTGACTGGATGCACATCTGGAACCAAGTTACCCTTTCCAGCGAACAACAAGCTGGTTACAACAAGATGATTGGTAACACCACCGCTTTAACATACCTTACTGACCCTGGATATGCCGCTGTTAACGGACCCTGTGCTTCTACTGCCGGCCCTGCCCAAGTGTGTGCTCCCCGTAACGCTCTTCCCGAAACAACCCTTTACGTTCCCCTTATGTTCTGGTTCTGCCGCAACCCTGGACTTGCCCTTCCATTGATCGCTCTTCAATACCACGAAGTTAAGGTCAACATTGACTTCCGTCCTATTGGTGAATGCTTATTCGCCGTTAAGGAGGTTGGTGCTACTACTGGTTCTCAATCTGCTCCTGCTGCTTACCAAAACTCCCTTGTGGCTGCATCTCTCTACGTTGATTATATCTTCCTTGATACCGATGAACGTCGCAAGATGGCACAAAACCCCCATGAATACTTGATTGAACAAGTTCAATTCACTGGTGATGAATCTGTTGGTTCTTCCTCCAACAAGATCAAGCTCAACTTCAACCACCCTTGCAAGGAACTTGTCTGGGTTGTCCAACCTGACGAACACGTTAACTACTGTGACTCTTTAGTCGCTGGTCAAGTTATGTACAAGGCTCTTGGTGCCCAACCTTTCAACTACTCTGATGCCGTTGATGCTTTACCCAATGCCCTTTCTGCTTTCGCCGCAAAGGACACTCTTTCTGGTGCTGCCGAATTTATTAATGACGGTATGTTTGAAGCCGCTGGTGGTTCTAATGCTGAATCTGATGCTGCTTCTTTCGTTCTTGCCGAAACTGCCCTCGCCATGCACTGCTGGGGTGAAAACCCTGTCGTCACCGCTAAGCTCCAACTTAACGGCCAAGACCGCTTCTCTGAACGTGAAGGTTCTTACTTCGACACTGTCCAACCTTACCAACACCACACACGTGCCCCTGATGCCGGTGTTAACGTCTACTCCTTCGCTCTTCGCCCCGAAGAACACCAACCTTCCGGTAGCTGTAACTTCTCCAGAATCGACAACGCTGTCCTTCAACTTGTCCTTTCTGCTAACACTGTTTCCAGCACTAAAACCGCCAAGGTTCGCGTTTACGCAGTCAACTACAACGTTCTCCGTGTAATGTCAGGCATGGCCGGAGTCGCGTACAGCAATTAAGCATCTTATTATGACTGCATTTAGCTGTTAATTATTAAAAAATTTATATAATAAAAAATTATAATTATATAAATTAATAAAACAATTCTATTGTTTCTATGGTCTTATCTGGAATATTTTCAATCCAATAATCAATCTGTAATTGTAATACAGAAATTCTAGCTTTCCATTCATCTATTTTACTTTTTGTAATTTGTAATACTCCATAACCATTCAATTTCCAACAAGATTTTATTTTTTTTCCAGCGTTATCAGCATAATCATCTGGATTAAATCGTATAAATACAATCGGTCTATGATTTAAATCTTGAGAAATCTCCATTAACCTTTTATTTTCACAAGAACAATCATAAGTATCGTGTTTATTTTCATCCACTTCTACGATTATAATATGACTACCCAGTTCTAGTAATAAATCTGGGCGTCTTTTACTACACCCATCTTCAATTCGTTTGTCAGCTATCCAACCAAAATCTGGAAATTTTTCAATAATTCGTTCTACAATATCTCTTTCTTTAGTTTTAAAATTTCTTGAAATTTCAATA